TTACAGGTGAAGTTGCACATTGGAGTGATTCAGATAATATTATGCATTTGGTTAACTTCGGTGCAGACGATGGTGCATTCCACTTACCGGTCGTTGGCAGACAAGTCATTGGTTCATCAATCGAAAGTGGAGGCTCTGGTAATATAACAACCACGACTGCAGTAAGCGAAGAATTAGTAGGATCTAATAATGAACAGAATACAACCTTTGAAACTACAAATAGTGTGATGAGTTTCTTAGACTTTAGTGAAACGAATCCATTTGGAGATGTAAGTTAAATGTTGAATGAATATTTTTACCATGAACGTATACGAAAAAGTGTGGCCATGTTTGGTTCACTCTTTAATAACATATACATTCTACATAAGAACAGCGCTGGAGCTGTTATCAATACAAAGAAGGTGCCGTTATCATATGCACCTAAGTCAAAGTTCCTTGAACGTATCAGAGAACATGCTGACTTAGATGAAAGCAATAAGGTAGCACTTAAGTTGCCACGTATGTCATTTGAGATATTAGCATATACATATGCACCTGAAAGGCAACTATCTAAGATAGGGCAGTTCAATAGAGTTGGACTGACTGACAGTGATCGTGCAAAATTCTATGCACCTGTACCTTATAATCTTTCAATGCAATTAAATATATTTTGTAAAGTGCAAGACGACGCTTTGCAAATTGTAGAACAAATATTACCATTTTTTAATCCGCAATATACCTTAACTATTAAACCATTCAGTGCTTATGCAGACATTATAGAAGATTGTCCTATTACATTATCTGGTATGAGTTACTCTGATGATTATGAAGGAGCAATGGATGCAAGACGAACTATTGTATATCAGCTCGACTTTGAAATGGAAGCTAACTTCTATTCTGGTATTGCAAATACTCAGATAATACGTAAGATAGAAACCGAGCAATATCTAATGGATATTCCAAATGGCCTTACAGCAGATTCAGACGCAAAGGTATCAACCTTGACAGTGCTTCCAAATCCACTTAATGTTACAGCAGATAGTGATTTCGGATTCACAACAACATTAATTCAACATGTAGATAGTAGCCAATGACAAAAGAACCTGACAATATAGCAAATGATTATAATTATTCTAGACAGACATATTATGATCTCATAGAAAAAGGCAAAGATAGTCTTGATCTGATGTTAGAAGTTGCACGTGAGTCCGAGCACCCGCGGGCATTTGAAGTGCTATCTGGTATGATAAAGAATGTATCAGAAGTAAATGATAAGTTAATGGACTTAAATAAAAAGAATAAAGATATATCTGCAGAAGAAATCAAGAAAATAGAGAAGACTACAAACAATCTATTTGTAGGATCTACAGCAGAACTACAGAGAATGTTACAAGATAATGATGAAACAATGAGTAATGTGGTAGATATAACACCGCAATTGAATAAAGATGATAACAACTGATAAGACCACTTATCTAGGTAATCCTAATGTAAAGCGGGATGGTGTAGATACAGAGTGGGACAAAGAGCTTATACAAGAATATCAAAAGTGTATGAAAGATCCAGCATACTTTGCCGGAACTTATTGCAAAGTTATAAACCTTGACAGAGGTTTAGTATCGTTTGATCTATATCCGTATCAAGAAAAGATGTTTAAATCATTTGATGAACATAGGTTTAATATTGTATTGGCTTGTCGTCAGTCTGGTAAATCTATATCATCTGTGGCATATCTGCTATGGTATGCATTATTTCATACAGAAAAGACTATTGCTATTCTTGCAAACAAAGGTGCGACTGCACGTGAGATGCTGGGCAGAGTTACATTAATGTTAGAGAATCTACCGTTCTTTCTACAACCTGGTACAAAGGCATTGAACAAAGGATCTATTGAGTTTAGTAATAATTCTCGGATACTTGCAGCTGCTACATCTGGCAGTTCAATTCGTGGTCTATCTGTTTCGCTATTGTATCTTGATGAGTTTGCATTCGTTGATAAAGCATCAGAGTTTTATACATCTACATATCCGGTTATTTCATCTGGCGCTAATACAAAAGTTATTATTACATCAACTGCTAATGGTATTGGTAATATGTTCTATAACCTATGGCAGGGTGCAGAACAAGGCGTTAACGATTTTAAACCGTTTCGTGTAGACTGGTGGGATGTGCCTGGACGTGATGAACACTGGAAACTACAGACAATAGCGAATACGTCGCCATTGCAGTTTGATCAAGAGTTCGGTAATACATTCTTTGGTACAGGTGATACACTTATTAACGCAGAAACATTAATGAAGTTAAGAGCTAAAGCCCCTAAAAAATTTACAGAGGGAGGCAACTTTCTAGTATACGAAGAACCAGAAAAGAAAAATGATTATATCATGTGTGTGGATGTATCGCGGGGAAGAGGACAGGACTATTCAACTTTTACCTTAATCGACATTAGCACGAGACCTTTTAAACAGGTGGCTGTATACCGCTGTAATACTATTTCTCCAATACTCTTCCCTACGATTATTTATAAATACGCAGTTTTGTACAATAATGCATACGTTGTAATAGAATCAAATGATGTAGGTCATGTCGTGTGTAACGGCTTATATCATGACTTTGAGTACGAGAACATGCACGTATCCAGTGCTATCAAAGCGAATGCTCTTGGTACTGAGATGACACGTAAGGTTAAAAGACTTGGCTGTTCTGGTATCAAAGATCTACTTGAAACACAAAAGCTAGATATAGTAGATGAAGAAACAATACTTGAGATATCAACGTTTATATCTAAAGGTCAATCATTTGAGGCCTCTGAGGGCAACCACGATGATATCATGATGAACCTGGTTATGTTCGGTTACTTTGCTACGACAGAAATGTTTAGAGATCTAACTGACATAGACATAAAACAAATGTTATATGATCAGCGTATAGCAGAAATAGAAAATGATATACCATCGTTTGGATTTATAGATGATGGTAGTGATGCTATTGCTGAAATAGAACGCAGAGAAGAGAATTTGCCTTGGGCACTTGAATATCAGCAAGATTTTTAATATTATAAATAACAATAATTGAAAATAACCGTATTATGGAAAACATATCATTTAGTTTCAAAGAAGGACAGAAACCATGGCAGTAGGCGCACCATCAGAATCTCCGGCAATAGTTGTCAGAGAACTTGATAGAAGCGGTGTCGTACCCAACGTTCAAACAACAACTGGAGCATTTGTAGGAAATTTTAACTGGGGTCCTGTACAGCAGGCTACTCAAATTCCAAACGAAACATCTCTAGTAGAACGGTTCGGGTCTCCCGATTCATCAAACACAATAGAATTTCACGGCGCTGCATATTTTTTACGATATGCCAGCACATTACAGGTAGTCAGAGAAGTTACTTCTGCTGCTTTCAACTCATATGACTCTGACGCTAACGCGACAGTATTAGTCAAAAACAGAGATAACTGGGATGACCAGATTGCTGCTCGCGATAGCGATAAGCATACATTCATCGCAAAGTATCCAGGCAATTTAGGCAACTCAATCAAAGTATCAGTATTACCGGCAGACTCAGGCGATGCCTCAACAATATTTGATGCTTGGACTTACGCAAGTTCATTTGATGCCGCTCCAACAACATCGACCCATGCAGCCGATAGAACAGCAACATCTGATGAAGCACACGTTGCTGTCATTGATGAAGACGGTTTATTTGGCGGCACAAAGGGTGCTGTATTAGAAACATTCCCATTTGTATCCTTAGCTTTAGGTGCATTGAATGCGGATGGATCTACTAACTATATTAAGGATGTTGTCAACAATTCATCAGAATATGTATGGATGGCTGGTTTCGGGGATGCATTAAAATTCTCTGACACTGCAGGCACAACTGCTGATAGCGGAGATAGCTATCTTCAGACAAACGGTGCACCAACAAATGTCGACATATCGTTGAAAAATGGTATCAATTCAGGTGTACTAACACCAACTGAATATGCCACAGGATTCGATAAGTATGAAGATGTTGATACTATCCAGGTAGACTTCCTTATTGCTCCAGGTATGACTACAAGAACGGATCAAACAACTGTTGTCAACGATCTTGTAACAATAGCACAAACAACACGTAAAGATTGTGTTGTAACAGCTTCACCTGCAAGAGCAGACGTTGTCGCATCTACCACACCGGTAACAAATGCAGTAGCAACTGCTAATACATTTACCAACTCATCTTACCTTATTGTAGATAATAACTACCTTAAAGTATATGACAAGTACACTGATCAATACATCCAGATCCCAGCGTCTTCAAGTACTGCTGGTATTATGGCTGCATCAGACTTCAACACAGCACCTTGGTTCTCGCCAGCTGGTCCACGTAGAGGTCAATATGTAGGTATTACATCATTGTCTTATTCACCAAACAAAGCAGAAAGAGATACGCTTTACAAAGCTGGTCTTAATCCGATAGCAAATATACCTGGTCAAGGTGTATTACTCTTTGGTGATAAAACTAAATTAGCAAGACCAAGTGCATTCGATCGTATTAACGTACGTAGATTGTTCCTAGGCATTGAGAGAGCTATTTCGATAGCTGCGCGTAACGTAATGTTTGAATTCAACGACGAGTTTACTCGAGCTGAATTTAAAAACGTTGTTGAGCCTTTCTTACGAGAAATACAGGGTCGACGAGGTATTACAGACTTCAGAGTCGTTTGTGACGATACAAACAATACAGCCGCAGTGATTGATCGAAATGAATTTAAAGCGAACATCTTCATCAAACCAGCACGTTCTATCAACTACGTAACTCTAACGTTCGTAGCCGTCAGAACTGGTGTTGACTTTGCTGAAGTCGTTGGCACAGTTTAATTGACAGATAGGAGAATATAAACATGGCTATTCTTGGAGTAGACGACTTTAAAGCCAAGTTGAGAGGCGGTGGGGCCAGAGCCAATCTGTTCAAAGCGACAATCAACTTCCCAGCTTATGCAGGGGGTGATGTAGAATTAACATCATTCTTATGTGAAGCTGCACAACTTCCAGCTTCTACGATGAGTGTCATTGAGATACCTTTTCGTGGAAGACAACTTAAGCTAGTAGGAGACAGAACATTTGATGTTTGGTCACCGACTATCATTAATGATACAGACTTTGCAATTCGGAATTCAATGGAAAGATGGATGAACGGTATTAATGCACACAGTGCAAATACTGGTCTTACAGCTCCTGTTGATTACGAAGCTGATCTTATTGTAGATCAGATCGACAGAGATGGATCGATCCTAAAATCTTATAACTTTAGAGGATGTTTCCCAACAGACTTATCCGCTATTGATGTAGCATACGGTTCGAACGATGAAATCGAAAGATTTACAGTATCATTCCAGGTTCAATACTGGGAAGCAAATACAACCTCTTAAGGTTTGTATATATAAGATCATAGCGAGGCATTCACTTGCCTTGCTACCACTATTATTGAAAGAAAAATATGGCTGAAACTACGCTAAAATTCTTTGGGTTTGAACTACGACGAGCTAAGAAAACCGAAGTAGCACAATCCAAATTAAAGTCTATTGTACCTCCAGTAGATGAAGATGGTGCTGGTTACGTAACCGCAGCTGGTGCACATTATGGTCAATACATTGATATTGACGGAGATAAATCAAAAGATAACTACCAGATGATACAAAAGTATCGTGGTACTGCGTTGCATCCTGAAGTAGATGCTGCGATAGAAGATATTATGAATGAGTCAATCAGTGGCGCTGAAGAAGGCTTTGCTGTACAACTCGAGATGGAGTCATTAAAGACTTCAAACGGAATTCAAAAGAAAATCCAAGCAGAGTTTGAAGACATCTTAAAGATGTTACACTTTACTGACTTGGGTCATGATATATTTAGACGATGGTACATTGATGGCAGACTTGCATTTCACTTAGTTGCGAATGTAGATAATCCACAAAAAGGTATTGAGGATATAAGACCTATCGATTC